CTCCGAATTAAAGAAAAATTTACCCCTACAACAGTATGACCCAATCCAATTCGACTGAGGTAGGGTTACTAAAATGAGTCAAGCCAACGGCGGTACAATGTTGAGTACTCTGGGAGCAATAAAGCTCTTCCAATTGGCACACTCCTGATTTTAGCTAGGAATTTGTTATATTCTTCTTCGCCATTGTGCCAAGCTAAAAGGCACAGAGAGCGAACGTGATCCTGAGTGTTCCTAGGATCTTTAGTCCATCTAATTGATTCATGAATTTCCTTCATTGGCATTACTGGATGAATAAGAAATGGGTATTTCTCGTCTGCCCTGAAGAATCTCTTCAAGAATGTTACATTCTCCCATGTGACTGTTTCAAATGTAGCTGATTTGTCAGCTGGAGTCATAGTTAGTCCATAGTCTTTTCCTGATTGGGCTAGGAGACTAGCGTCAACTTCATGGGGGTAGGAAGCAATTACATCATCACCATAGGCAATCATTTTTAGGTGGTCTAAATCTATGCCCTTGTAGGTTTTCAGTAAGAGTGTCCTGATAATCAAGTTGTTAATCATTGAGTTAAAAATTGAAGTGCCTGAGCAGCCAGATGGCATACCGCCCTTGACACAGTATGTTTTATTCTTGTACAGGTGGTGTGAGTGGTTTAGGTAGTCGATGTAGTCAACTCTGTCTCCGAATCCGATTTTCTCAAGCACCATCTTTAGTGCCTCGAACCAAGCAGGGCTGAGAGATGCATCATACCCTGTGTAGTCAAAAGCAAACAGCTTCTCTTCCATCAATACCGGAATTTTGCTCCAAAACAAATCTGGATCGCACCCCACTGCTGAACCTGTTATCACTCCTGGGTTTTTGTGAAAAGCAGCATATAGGTTCCCAAAAGCCATTCTCATTGCCACTGAGTCATTCAAACTAGAAGCTTCAATTAATCTGGATTTCCCCTGCTCAACCTTTGTTTTGGATCTAAGTTCATCCTTTACATAAGTCACCAGTGGGAGGTTGATTCCATATGTGTCGAGCAGTTTTTGCATTTCCTTAGTGTCTCTGGTTTGTTTGTTCAAGATGTCTCTCTTCTTCTTTCCCATTGCTACATAAGGGTAGCCAGCACTGGTGGACAAATCAAGTGCTTCTAGACCATCAGTGCCATACATGGCATCCTCCAAGCACATTTGTTCTGTGTTGATGTCTAGTGACATGAGCTGGCCAGCATAGTGGTCTACTGCCTCTTTCATGTACTCATCCACTTCAGTAATTTTGTTACCCACGTACTTGGAGAAAATTGCCTCCTCAAAGTCTGTCTTAAGCCTGGGATCGTTTTTAGTGAGGACTGCTGGTTCCTTCACCCCTTCAAACACATAGTGGAAAGCACTGGGTTCAAGCTTGGTTTTGGACGGGGCATTTATGATTGGATATCCCACTTCCTTCGAAGGTCTCATCCACTGGATTTCACCTTGACTCTGAGTGAAGTATGATCGCTTCAGGGCCGCTGCAAACCCGTGTGAACCGTTCCCACCAACATGCATCCCGATGACTTTCCCAGTACATGTGATGACTCCACCACACTGTCCTGCTCTGGTTGGAAAGTTGTACATTAGAGTACGAGCAGTTTGGCGCCCACCGAGATTTAGATATCCCTGTTCAGTCACAGCACCGACAGGAACATACATATTGGGGTACTTGCTAGTGTTCACGATCAAGACTCCATCATTTGTCTCAGTGATTTGAGTAGGTATATGTGGTCTAATGTCTCTGAACTTTTCATTTCTCTTTAGAGTGATTATAGTGATTTCAAGATTGGTTCCTGCTTGATCTTCGAGCGCTTTGGCATCCAAGATCTCCACTTCTTTGCCATCGATCACAATGCTTTCACCAGGTGAAGCGTGGGTTGGTAAAATAGCCACGTTGTCGTGGACTCCTAACATAGTGAACTCTCCCTTGCTAGTAGTTGCTGTAACAATGTTTCTTTTAGCCATAGCCACTGCGTAATCGAACCCTGGTCCTTGTACCTTTGCTGTCCGAATGGTGGGCACGTTGGGTTTTTTGTTTGGTAAACCAGTGTATGCTCCCTGGTGTCCAGCAAACAGTTTATACATGACATAGACAACTCCAGCCACTGCGGCGAAGGTTGTCACCGCTTGTAGAATTGTCATTGCCCTGTTGATGTTCCTTTCTGTTTGAACCTGGCTGGTGATGTTGACTATCCAACCCTTCTTCTCACAGTAATCTCTCACCTCCTGGGAGTCAACTGCTTGGAGCAAGTCATTGATACATTCAGGAGGGGGACTCGTCTTGATGTCAATTTTCAAGTCTTTATACTGGAGTGGTCCTTGAAACAAAGCCTCCATACAATTGCCAATGTTGGATCTTCTGTTTCTCTCATTGATAATCATTGTAGTGATCTGGTCAATACTGTATCTAACTCTGGAAGATTTGTCCATTAATTGAATTGCCTTACCACACACTAAAGGACAGCATCTCTTAAAGTTTGCTGGTTGGTGACAGTTCTTACACATTTCAGTAGCCATGGCCATGTTCAATTTCCCATCTCTAGAATACTCATTCATGACCTGAATGTCCATGTCGAACGCAAAGCGCCTGGCTAATGCATCACTGTGTGCCACAGTGGGGGGGGAAATTCTGCTTGAGTTTGTGGATGCTAGAACGTAATTTGAAGTAAACAGGATTCCTTTCTCCTCCAGGGATGCCATGGGTGGTATAAACTCCACTGTTGATACCATCTGACAGAACAGCTTCATGTCCGCACCATCTGGGTTTTGATTCAGGTCGTCCATAATCACCACTCCCTGTTGTTTGTATCCGTCGAAGTGTGATGGATCCGGGGGTAGCGAGTACGTGGACGTGTTTTCTCTTTCAGCTATGGCTCTAGCAATCAGGTTGGTTGCTACAGATTTACCTGTTCCGGGGCTGCCATGTACTAGCAAACATACTGGTTCAATACGGTGTTTGCTCTTGAACTGTATGTAGTTGTTAATAGTATGCTCTAGTTTCTGTATTCTTTTGGCTTCCACTGCGTAAAGAGGGGCAAACCTCTTAGACTGGATGGATAACCATCTGACATTATTGAATAGAATTTCCTGGTGTTCCTGACTAGGGCATGATTGGTGTATAGTTGAGATTTGGTTTTCCAGCATTTCTAGTTGTCTAAGTTTTGTTACAAATTCCAACTTATCTCTAGCTTGTGGGATAATTTTCTCCTTGAGCCAATCAATGAATTTTGAGATTTTGTTTGACACCCACTCCAGTCCCTTAGCTGCGTTGCATGCTTCAGTAAACTTCTTCAACCAACTGTCACCTTGCTTGATGACATAAGGTATCTCCAGAACATCGCATGCTTTCTTTCTAAGCCACTGCCATGGTGAAGCATCACACCCAAGAAGGGCCAGGGTAGCGAGCACTGTTGTGGTGTCTTCATAGTTCCTAGTTATAATAACTAGTGAGGATATGATCTTGATCAAGTTCTTAAGTAGCTTTTCAGTGATGGTACTGGTCACCATATTGGTCAACTCTGTTATTTTGTCGCTAATCTGCTGAGTAAATCCACTTCCAAATGCGGCCCCAAGTGACTCTATGTAATTGGTGATGCCTTGTTCCATGGCTTCTTCTTCGTAGGCATACAAGTCTCTAATGTCTGAAAATGCAACCAACCCTTCGCCACCAGCAGTAATGATCCCTATCACCCCGTGGTGACATCTGAGTATGCCACCACAATCCCCTGGAGATGCGAATCCATGGCCAATGAGCATATGGGACTGGTACCTAGCTGGGTAATAGTTATTAGCCTCCATGTACTGGAACGTTGGGCCAACGAAGGATACTGGGTAGTATTTCCTTCTAGACTCGCAGTAGTACACCCCTGCGTTGCAATTGCACCTTGCGATTGAATCGGTGCCCTGGGCTCTTGATTCTGTGACTAAGAGGTCTCTACTCCACATGACGTTCACTGCGTTTTGCAAATCATCCTGAGTGGCCAAGTGGTAGTTGCAAATTTTGTAACCTGCAGTGTACACCGCTTTGTTTTGGTGTCCGAATCCATATGTGGTCAGATCCTTGGTGGAGAGGGGTGTAAGCGTACCATCCTTGTAATCCACTCCAGGGCCGTAGTACGCCACTGCCCTCGGTGGACGCGGGCACCAGACTCTGATGTGTTTGGGTTTTAGATACACTCTGATTTTGGAGGTGACCTTGGTCGGGTTGTGATCATTGACTACTCTAACAGCCAAAATACCGAAGTCATTTAGAGATGCTGCACCATAAAGGGAGTCACCTAGTGCTGCCGACTGGTCCTTCAGTGGTACTTTGGAAAAACCGTCGTAAAAGTGTGAATAGGCGTTCGAAATACCAACATACGGTACCGAGATCCGGGCTGGAGCTGTTCCGTAGGTGTAAAAGATTGATGGATTTGATGAGGTTTGCCATGTGTAGTCGTCCCATTTCTCGGGCACTGGAGCGCCTGGTGGTACGTACATAATTTGGTACACTTGATTTAAGGCATGCCCATTGTTAGTCTCAGTGAAATTTGCAGTAACCACAAAGGTAAGTTCCATATCAAATCTAGAATAGGTGAAGAACTCCAATTTCCTCCGTAACTGGACAGTATCTTTATAAGTGATCTTCCACACTGCAAATAGCTTATCCTTATTCGTGGTGGAAGCTGGGTTATCCACGGTCATAATGGTCACGCATGCACCCCGCGCGAAGAAAGACTCTATGCTAGACTCTGACCTTGACCTATGTTGTACAACATGTCTGGTTTGCACTGTATCAGAAGGGACTAGTGGATTTGTGGCCCCAGTTTCCACTGCGGTGAGTGCCGGAATTTCCTTGGAGTGTGTTGGTCCACTGGCTTCAGTGTTTGGGAGAGCGTCTCTAGATGTTGCCGCCCCCACCGTTTCACGGACTGTGTTGTCAATCATGCTTTCAAGCATCTGACCTAACCCCTGTGCTAGCGCTTTTTGCTCTATATGTGTGGTATCTCGCAACAAGCGCACGCTGAAGTCATTACACGCTGACACAAAACCAAGGATGTCCATCTCTCTGGGTGTCGAAAGAGGGACGACTATTCTAGTTTGGTAGAAGACGCTGATGTATCCGCCTTCGGTGAAACTATCATCTATGGTTTGCCGATACGTGGTGTTGCTAATCCATGGCACTACCATAGTACATGAGGACTGCAGTCCTATGTCCCAGATCACATGTGTTCCCAACATCGCCTCCTTACGCTTCTTTGGTGGGTCGGCTCCAGGAGGCGCGTATGACACCAACAGTTTGCCAGTTGCCATCATGAATCCACAGAACAGAAACGTGAACTTCAGGGATCCTGCCCAGTGTGTGTAGTAATTTAGGATTTCTCCAAGCATAGTATGTGACAACCTAGGATCTGAAGCTGGAGAGAGTGACAGGCAGAGTATGGGATCGTCTGTATGTGGTTTGTCACTTAACCGAACCCTATACATTTCCATGGTGTTCTTTTTTGTGGCACTTAAGTCAAAGGGAATCATGGTGTCGATTTCTGCCAATTCCATCATGTTCTTTACTTCACCGGGTATGTCAATAGGTGGGGTCACATCAAATTCAGGCAGCGCACACGGTGACTGGAAGTTGTCTGCAGTAAGATATTGATTGCTACCAGGGGTGTTCATGACCGGCAGGCCCTGTAAGCGTGGCAGGGTGATGTTTCTTAATCCATTGAACTCACAGCACATAGGGGCTATGGTCAAGGTGATTGGAATCTCTGGGGAGGACTCACTAGCAAAATTTAATGGGGCCAATGGTAATATTGCAATTCCCCAATTATTGTGCTTTACCATACTATCTATCGAGAGGGAGTTCACGTAAGGGAGTACCAGTGTAGCACAGTTGTTGGTCCGTAGGTTTATTATCTGGTGCGGGAACACAAAGGCATTCCCCAACAACGTGCCATTTCCAAGGAGGTAATCCACCGGGCAGAACCTGCGGGCAGGTGATGTCTGGTTGTTGTCAGGAGTGAACGTACCCGTGAAAGTGCCTCCTTTCTCGCCAGGATTGGCATTTTGATAGCTGGTGTGCATGGTAGTGGTGTTGCTATCCCCGGCCAGACACATCTCTGGTACGGCGAATACCCCTAGTGCCCCCTGGTGGAATTTGGAGGCGTTACACTGTACATGCACGGTGTACCCGGACCTACCTAGGTAGTGGTAGTACATATTTTGCCCAAAGAGTCCCATGTCCCTCAGTGCATCAGGCAACTTCCACCACCACCCTCGCGACTCTTTCGTCCAAGACACGGTGTCTAGCGTATAAAACCTGCATGCAGCGACGTCTGGTTCTGTCGGCTGGTCCACTGGATTGGCTTCGCTGTCCCTCAGATATTCAGGCCAACGCCCATAAGCGACTACTGAATTAGCCGCCTCCTGTGTGGTTATAGTGGAGTTTCCCAGTGTTAATTGCAGTACTCTATCGCTATACCCGCAAGCCTCTATGTTTGGCGAGTTTAGCATTGGGGCTGTTTTTATCAGGACATCCTTGATGGGCTCGGTGAACTTGGAAGGGTCTTGAGAGAAGTCCTGTTTCGAAGCCGCGTTACTAGCTGAATCTCTATAATAATTAATGGTGGTGTAATTAATGGTAGAACCACCATACGCTCTATTTGAGTTTTCATGTGCGCCCACTTTCTGTGATGAAACCTGAGCACCCATTATGATACAATTGTCTGATTGAAATAACTGTTGAAATTGTACTTAGAGTAAACACACTCAATGGAGCGGATCCAGCAAACAGATAGATAATGAGTCTCACTTTCACCGGATGGCCAATCCAATTCGCTTTATGATAACAATCTGTGATTGTCACCATAAGCAGCCACAATAAAATAAAAGGAAACACGGACACCCAAAGTAGTCGGTTCCGCCACGGACTTGCGCGTTACGACAGGCCAATCACTGGTTTGTGACCACCTGCTCCGAGGTTGGGATTAGCCGCATTCAGGGGCCGGAGGATTCTTATGTAGCTCAATAGGCTCTTCACACCTTGTTCACAACTAGCGTCCCATGGCGTTAGCCATAGGTAGGCCGCCAACGCAGCCTGGACCACCGTCACCGGTGAGGGATGTCCAGACTCATCAGCCTAAGCTACACTCTGGGGTTGAGTGCTGAGCGCAACGCATCGAAGATTCCGAGGTGGTACTGGGCTTCTCGAAGTACATAAGCGGATAACGGATCCGTCGCTTTCAACCACGCAAGCAGTCTATACGACATCACCGGGGAAACAGAAGTGCTTGTTCGTGGTGGTACTGGTTTGTACCCCCTTCTATTGAACTTGGTTTTGTGCGTCTAAGTTACGGGAAGGGAGTATAAAACAGGCGTACAAGGGTACCGCAATACCGGAGTACTAGCCGCCACGTGGGCCTCTGGGGTGGGTACAACCCCAGAGCTGTTTTAA